GTTCCATTCCTTGACGTGTAACTAGCCACATTTTCCCCGACTTCTTAAACTCACCTTCCAAAAATCCGTTCTTCACACGACCTCTACAGTTTTGTTTAAGAGAATCAGCAGTAACATTCCAGCGCTCTGCTGCTTCTTGTGTAGTCATTACATCATCTAGTTCAAATTTCAATTTTATCACCCTCTAACTAAACGTTTAATTGCTAGTATCAAAACAATAATAGTTACTATATTAATCAGCCATTCTAAATATTGCATAATTCACCTCGTTGATTTACAATGATGTTGAAAAGGTGGCGGGGCTTTCACCCGCCTGCTTTTTACTACTCCTTGCTAACAAGTTTTAGTATTGCTAGTGCCAGTACCAGTGGCGTTAACGCATTTGCTAAACTTGTTAGCTTTTCTATTATGTCCACTTTTATCACCTCCTTACATTTTTATTATACCCTATATCGTGTATAAAAGCAAGTATTTATTTTGATATTTACAAACAAAAATAGAGCCTACCAACGTAGATTTAATCTAGGTTAGTAGGCTCTTTTGTTTATAGTTGCGTGTATCCACCATTACACGCTATGGAGATGTATGGATCACCTCGATTTCATCGAATTGTGCCAGCTGCACCAATTAGAAAACCAATCACACCACCAGCGGCCCATGTATCACGTTGACGTCGCAAGCGTTGCTCTGTTCGTTTATTATTCTTTATTTCCGCTTTCAACTCGTTCAATGATTCGGAGGCTGTTTCCAATGAGTTCGCCTGCTCGGTTATTAATTCCGATGCTTTCACTAACTCTTGCCCCTGTTTCTCGTTGATAGTTTTGAGCTCGGCCAATTCCTTGCTCCGTTCTTCGTTGATAATCTTCAATTCGTTCAATTCGGTCGCTTGCTTGGCGGTTAAGGTCTGAGCCTCGTTCAATGACAAGTTTGAGCTCTTGATTAAGGCGTCGGCTTGTATCAAGTTCCCTTTGAGTTCGTTCCAACTTGTCAATGGCACGTTGATAGTTTCCTCTTGCGGTGAAGTAGCCGTCAATGAGTTGGCATGCACCAATGAGGAGCAACAAACAACCACAAATAAGAATAAGCCGCTTAATAGTAATCTGAGATTTAAACGCATAGAAGTAGTTTTTAAATTTCTCATACATATATAGCCCCTTTAGTTAGTCAAGATCATTCCAACGTGCGTCATATCCACGCACGTCAACGTGTACGAAGTTCTGATAATAATAGCAACCAATTCCGTCGGCCCCACATTCTTCGGCAACAGACGCCAAGTAATCAACGTCAATGCCATCGTAGGTTATATCGGCAGCTACGCCCTGCACGTGATAAGAATTAGGCACGCCACCTACTTCGTCGTTATGTTCTTCACAACGATAACCACTTGTAACAGTCAACGGCACGCCCAAGCGTTCACGAATTCTATCAAGCAAATCGACCAATCTTTTGTCAATGATATGGTCCAGTTTATTATGTCCATTTTCATCGACTTCATGACGATGGCAACTGCAAGCGAATTCGTAATCATCAAAATATGTGCCAATTTTCATTATATGCACCTCCAAATTAAAATAGGGCTACAATAATGCAGCCCTATATAAAAAACTTATTTCTTTAAAAGCATATCAATTTTACTTTGTACTAATTCCAATAGACCTGAAATAGTACTATTGCCACCGTCTCGCATATTTTCCAATATAGAAAGGAACTCAACGGAGCCAAGATATAGCCACACTAGATTTACGGCAAACGCATAATTGCCTGCCATAAAATCAAAGCACCATGCACCGGCAGTAGCTAGGCAATATGTTAACACCTTTGTAACAAAAGGCTTTCTCATATGTTTAGAGGATATAAGCCCCTTCCCCCAGGCCACTGGAATCGCTAAGTACTTGTCAGATCCGCTGATGTTTTCAGGACTAGCCCCAAGATCAACCAACATTTGATAGCCAATCGCAGACCACTTTGTAAATAAATCTAAAAACACTAGGCAAATGAATATGCCTAACACCTGTACGTGTTTTAGACCTAACATGTATATACCGACTTCCGCAACTACCGCAAGCAAGGCTTTAATGGCGAACGACTCAGTAAGCATTCGCCACGCCTCGCATAGAAAATCCGTTATTACTTGCATTTTATAATCCCTCATTAGCACTGTTTATGTATTCGTGATTTTCTGCGTTATATATAAAATAAGGCTCACGGCTGTCGCCTGTAGATACATCACGTCCAAAATCATTTGTTAAATCTTTAATGGCTAAAAAAGTCCAATAACTGTCAAGCCACTTGAACACAGTACTCTCTGGATTCTCTACACGCCAGACCGAATTACTATGATTTACAATAGTTCCAGATTTATCGTGTAAAGAGCTTTTATTCATTTTAAGCATAACACGCTTATTGGTCTTAATAGTGATTTTATTGACATCGCCAATATTCCAATTAGGTAAAATCTTAAATATATCTACATTATTGTAATTTGATACATCAATTTCAATATCATTTCCCAATCGTGTATATATGACGCCATTAGTATCTGTGTACACCTCATCTGGTGCTACAGTTGAACCTCTGATAAGCAAAGTCGTTTGCTCGTTATCGTTTAGATCATAATATTTGAGTTCGATATTTTTAGGACCAAATGGCTCGATAGTAACTCGCATATTATCGCTTTCAAACTCTCGTTTCTCGCCACCATTTACGGCAACTTTGAAATGAGGCTCGCCAGTTAAGTCTATATAGTCTTGTCCTGTGCGTGGTTGAGTATATTCGAGTTGTCTAAAAGTAGAGTCTGAGATATAGCCATTTTCTGATAGCTTTTCGATTAATTTAGAAAGCACAGTATCAACATCTGTATTTTCTAAATAAATATTTTTAGATTTAAGTAGTTCTGCAGCGTTGGTAGCACTGCCCGGTTCACCTTGAGGGCCTTGTACGCCTCTAGGGCCTCTTGGCCCCTCTGGGCCGTCATTCCCTTGTAAGCCTTGAGGGCCTCTTAGACTTTCGAGCCATTCGCTCTCTGTTCTTGTTTCTCCATGAGCAACTGCGATAGCATAAGCACTTTTGCCAGCACCATCAATGATAGGCAATACAATATCCTTGCCAAATTTCTCTAACAAAGGAATAACTGTTTCATTATCAATTTTTAAAGTCAACGTGTTATCCGCCATGATTACCCCCCCTAATTATGCATAGAAATATCTTGAATAAGAGTTATTTTACCGTAGCCGATTTTAATATGCTCGCTATCGTTGTATAAGAAAGCGTCATATACGAACTCACGGCTTTGCAACTGTTTGGCTGCCGATACATCACCGCCGAGTGAAAATGTAACACTTTTTTTCTCTACGGCTGCCGCTAAATCAAATATAACCCCCTCATTAGGGCGTTTTCTGATTTTACAAACGCCCTTATATCGAGTGAGGTTCATATCGCTACCATCTGGCACCTCATAGCGGATATTGAAATCTTGTCCAGCGTGTAGCACGAAATCGTGTTTTATCATGTATGCCTCCCTACTGTTTAGCAATAACTAATACATATAATTCACCATAGATATACGATTTTGTGTAAAAATCGTTATTTTCGCTACTATGTGAGCTTTCTCCTTTAGCCTCTACTACCGCTCTGCGTTTGTCAGCAATACCTATATTAGATTGTGTTCTTTCATCCTTTTGCATATATACGCTACACCATCCAATATATCGAGCTTTTTGCTGGTTATATTCATCTTTGCTGATTTTATAAGGGATTTTATCCTCCCATGGACTTGGCACTTTGGTTTTATAATAGTTGTAATTACTATCAAAGTACTTCTCGGTAGTTATATACCCAACAGGAATAAATGAACATTGATTTTCTGTGAAGCCGTCAGGAATAGGACACCAATCACCATGCCGAACTTTATATATCTTGACATCTATATTCTTGATTTTAAAGCCAGCCTGGAAAATAGAGCTTGCGTCAATGCGTGAGGCTGTAATGTTAGCCCCTACGATATTGCCGTTTGCATCAATTTTAAATGAGCCGTTTGCATTCTTAAAGGTGCTGCCTGTAATAGAGCCACCCTTTAAATCGCCAATATTGGCGGTGATAGTTGATAAGCTATCGACTTGCATTTTATCGGCAGTAACCGAACCGGCTTGCAGCATTTTCTTAGTGATGATGTTATCATCAAACAACGCTTGTCCTGTAACATGTAGCAATTTACCGTCAATTCTAGTGCCTGCCGGTGTTAAATTGATACGGCTTATAATCTCTTGGCCGTCAAGGCTGTTGAGTGCATTACTTACTTTTAACTCGATACCGTTTGAGATTTGAGTTATTTGCGTACCTAAATTAGAGTTTAGATCACTAATACTATGTTGAAATGCATTAGCTTGGTCGATAAGTTTACTTTCGAAACCGTCAACGCTAGTTTTGACTGTTCCGACTTCACTTTTTAAAGCCTTTACTGCCTTATCCATATCAGATATGCCAAGTTCTTCCATATCTAGCAACTTACTGTCTATTTTAGCCTTTACTGTAACATTTGTTGCATCGGTTTTTGGCCCCTCACCAAAGATATCGACATAAGCAACACTGACAGAATATACACCTGCCTCTAAAGGAATGTTCATTACATTCGTTGATGTGAAATATATGGTGTTATCAACGTAAACATTAGCCCCTTTGCAACCGGCTGGAATAGATTGGAATATAACCCCTACGCCATTTAGATTGCCACTAACTTTAACGTCAGTCGGTTTAGGTGGAGCAGGCACGTTATAAGTTAATTCAGCAGGTGCCCCATAGCCTTTTGATGGGTTATGTGCATACAGATAAACTTTACCAGTACGATTACGCAGTATGCCACTATAAGTAGTGTTATTGCTTTTACCAATCAAGCCATCGTTCTGCCCTGTCCTTGTATCAAGTCGCAACTCATAGAAATCTATGTCAGCATTACGAACTTCAAGCCAGTTAAAATTGGCTTTATCACTAAACGTAATAGAAAAGCCTTGCGGTGCATTCGGAATTTCCGTTTTCATGGCTACAGTGATTGACTTCGTAACCCCTTGCGAAGTGTTTCCATGAGAGTCCTTGACCTTCAATTTCACTTCGTATGTATGCCCTAATTCGCATCCACTTACTGTGATTTGACCATTGCCGGAGCCGCCATATTTCCATGTGCCACTCGGCTCACGATACCACAATTCTACTGTGTCCAAACTGTTTATTGGCGGCACATCAAACTGAGCCACCACATCAAAGGAAAGGACACCATTGCCTATTTCGTAGTATTTAGTGAATAGGGTAAGGTTTGAAACTTCCGGAATGTAATAAGGCACAATAGTATATTGATAAGATTGAACCTCATCAAGTCCCTGTTCGTTACTTCCGAATACATTTAGCGAAGTAAATTTGAGATATACGGTTTTGTTAATATCCTCTTTACGATAAGGGTAACGGAATAAAGCCTCGTCAACTCTGACAAACCTTTCATTTGCACCATGGTTAATAGCATTAGTTCCGTATTGGCCACGCACTAAACCTCGCAACGTATACCAATTATCCGGATGAGTTTCTACAGTTTCATAGCTCAACGCCTCGCCATTTATCCAACATAACGTGTTGGCACGTTCAGCATCGACATGGGTTCCACTTTTCAACACCCCTTGATTGAGTATCACGTTACAGAAATTGCCATTTTGAGCAAAGCCGTATTTTAATTTACCCATTCTAGCTTGTTGCGTAATGGATCCTATACGTCGATAGTTCTCACCATTATCGGATACCCATACGGAGCAACCACCCCAACCGCTCGGAGCATTAACCCCAACGAATATTTGATTGCCACCAACATCGCCAACCGTCTGAAATACAGCCACATCATTGACGCTTGGTGCAGATTGATTGTAGTCAATAAAAGGTCGCTCGTTCTCATGTACGTTGTATTTAGCCGGAGCATACGTGCCGGGCGGTTTACCCTCCGCAGTTATTTCTAACTGTCCGTCTGCTGCCTCAGATACAGAAGTTATAACGACTATCTGTTTATTTAGGCCACATAATTCGTCGGTAAGAGTAACAAGGTCGCCCGGTTCTAACCTGCAGAACGCCCAATCTAACCGGAACGTATACTGATTTTTAGCGTATAGCCGTTTCATGGCTAATTGCTCGGCGTAGTATTGAGCCCTCGCCTTAGTATACAGATAATGTGCAGACTTCTTTGAGGCAGGCTTTAAACCATTCTTTTGCACATCGGCTACAATCTCAAAAGCGACTGTCTCTTTCTCATACCCATTGGCACGATTAATGAACTCAACAGTCGCTTGGTTATAACTTTCTGAGCTATCCTTTCTCTTATACACGACTAACTGTCCATCGCTAGCCGGAATAAGATCATCAGCATTTAAGTTATATTGAATTTGATTGTATGGACTCCATGTGCCAATAGGTTTATCGGCTAACGGTACGATTTTAAGCCTATCTGTAGACCAAAAGACCAAACTATTTGTAATTTCAGCTATATCATTGATTACAGTTTGAGCCTTTGAACTTCTACTATCTGGCGGTGTACTAATAAGGATATCTGCTGCCTTGCAATATTCCCTGTAGTGTTCTAAGCCGTCAATATTAACATCGTCAATGCCTATAGACTTCAACACATGTACAATATAATCGGCTGGGTTAACGTCTACACCGTCGCCAGTTTCTAAGAGTTTGCCTTTTATTTCAAAATTGTATTGCGGTAAACTTCCTCGTTCGCCTAAATCGACTACGCCTGCCATATAAGCTAGACCACTATAAGGCAACGCCTTTTCCGGATGCTTAGAGATTACATAAGGCCACGGAGCTTGTCCATAATCACCTTTATAGGCAGTAAGTTCAATCTTTTCATTCGGATAATCGTATATTTCCTTATCTCGCCATACCTTACCTATACCCTGTATAGGGCCCTCGCATAAGCCAATCGCACATGCCACTGTATATGTGTAGGTTATTTCAGTATGCTTAGAGCCACCACCCTTGCCAGTTCGTGTAGTGGTTTTGTGTTCATGAGGGGTAAAGTCATCGTAATAAATAATATTGCCACTCAATCGTGTAGTGCCTAGTACTTCTGGAACTACTTCACCATAAGAGGCGGTATTTATCATGAAGTCGGAAATCATATCAGCACGATTGGTCGCATTCCGTCCTCTAAATAGAAAACCCATTATTTACCCCCTTTCCTAAATCTGTAAACCGCACGTAAGCGACTTTTGCCCTTAGCGTCATAGAATAATACATCATCAATAGATGAATAGATAACGCCTAGATCAACAAACGCATGCACAACTAAATTATTGCCAACATAGATTGCACCGTGAGAAATGCAACGCCCATATTGGTATAGCAAGAAATCACCGATACGAATATCATCAATAGGAACTTCGTCAGCTACTTTTTGAACGTACTTTAGGTACTTTTCTTCTGAGCGATGTAAATGCCATTCATTCGAATAATTCTCTATTTCTAGCTCATCACGTTTCATTAGGCCACTATCAACAACTGCAGCAACTAATAAATAGGAGCAATCGACGCCAACACCATGAACCATAGTATTGTTTTGATACGGTGTGCCTATCCACTTTTTTGCAGCATCGGCGATCATTTCACCTGTTGTCAATTTCATCGTATCGTCTCCTTTAATGGAACATAAGGCGTTGCCCTGTTCCTACTAAAATTATTAAATTTAGCCTTGCAAGTTGCAGGTGTTTTATCGCACCCCGGATAGATATATGCCACATCGCCTACATTAGGCGTTGTATTTGTAGCACTCATATAAACGATTGAGTTCGTAGCACTATCCATAATTTGAGTTGCTTGCCCTGATAGTGGTCCGCTTATCCACTCCATACCACCGGCAGTGTAAAAGCCGTTTTCAAATGAAGTATCGACTTGCACGTTATTAGTACCTATAACAGCGGTAACAGTAACACGCTTACGATATTTGGTAATATCAACGCCACACTCTTTTGAATATACAGAATAAGGACATTGAGGATAATATCGTCTGTTTGGATATTCAATATTAAGCCTTTGGACTACAGATTTTGCATTTATCTTTAGTGCAAAGCCACCGCCCTGACTAACCTCACAAATCCCCTTGAATAGATCAATACATTCGATTACATTCCCTTTATCGTCAAAGAAAGCACGTCTTAAATTTAACGTAGCACCGTCTAAGCCACCATTATGAGCAACAGTTAGAACAGGAACACCACCAATTTGGTCGGACTGATTAGCAGTTATTGTAACGTTCAACTTATCAACACTAACAGTACTGGTTGTAGAAATCTTTTCACGCACAATAATTGGCCCATCGCCCTTGTATGTGTTTCCGCCATAACTAACATCAATGTCAGTATCGGCCCAGTAGTACGAAATGCCACTTTTAAGCCTTAACTCGTACAAGTCGCAAGATACAAATGTCTGTGAGTTGCTTAAATGAACGCTTAAAGCCTCGCTAACTTGTTTCATTTATAATCACCTCACCGTAACCAATTTAAACGATTTAGACTTAAATACGTCTTTAAAAACGGCCTCGTCCGTATAATCACCACTGAACATAACTTTCCAATAGTAAGTGTAATCAGCGGTAATAATAGCAGTAGGCGACACCCTAACACCTGCAGCCAATCTTATAACGCCTTTATCTGATACGGCATTAACTTGCGTACCATTAGCGTATAATTTTAGGTTCTCAATATGTGCTACTGGTTCCCTAAAATCACCATACAAGCGAACTGCTTGCCATTCAGATTGTGCACCAGTTCCAAGCCTTGCGCCTTTCTCCTCATGGTCCTCTGGATCTAACCACAAGAAAGGAATAGTACCGCCCTTCACAGATGCATAAAAGCCCATAAGACGCTTATGTTCTTCTGGGCTTAGTACTGCGAATTCTGTTGTAATGGTATATTGAGGATATTGCCAAGTTGTCATAGTTCGTACTCGACCACTGCCAGTACGTTTGATTTTAGTGTCCCATTTTTGAGCCTTTGTAGACTTCCACGCAAGAGTTCTAATGTCCGGAAATTTCAATAAATCTGCCATTACCATGTACCCTCCGTTGCTACAAATTCCCTATTTTGATTAACTAAAAATTGTCGTAAAGAACGACCTGCCGAATTCTCTAACCAGTCGCCAAACGAATTGGCGTCCATAGCAGATACGTTGAAAGTAATGCCACCAGTAGCACCACCACCGGCACGTGCTATACCTGCACCCATTTCGTCGTATGTGCTTTCGCTTAAAGGTAATACGGCCTCTTTATATTTACCCTCGCCAATCTCAGCGTAAGTTGAGCCATAGGCCACACCACCGTTTGCCATTTTAGGTAAGTCTAGTTTTGCGGATCCTAAAGATGCAAAACTTGTTGCACCATTAGCAAGTGAAAGCCCTGCTCCTGCGGTAGTATTAGCAGACCATGCAGACATACCAGCGATAGCACTAGCACCGAATGTCGCCATACTAACTTGTTGAGCTAATGCAGCCCATGCCGGATATTGAGCATTAGCCGCAGCAGTACCAGTCGCAGCCTGTTGAGCTGCTATCATTTTACCGAACACGGCTTGTTTAATTTGTCCGGCTATCCATTGAGCCACACTATCGGCGATAGTTTTAAGAATAGCTTTGCCAAGATTTTGGAACGTTTGCATAAGAGTTGTTGTGCCTTGAATAAGCCCTGAGATAGAATTTTGAAAACTATCCAAGCCGGCTTGTGCAGCGTCAAACATAACTTGTTGTCCATTCCAATGAGCATCAAATACGGATTGTTTCCATTCTTCGAGTAAGCCTTTCATGAGGTCGTAATGTTGTTGCTCAGCGATATATTCATCACTCAATGCAGCTTGTAACGCCTCGAAACTCTGAGTACGCATAGCCTCATCAATATCATGTTTCTCGTTAACAAGGTCAATATGTTGTTGTAAAGACTTTTTAGCATATTCGTCTTGTAGTGCTAACAATTCCTCATTTTTCATTTTTTCATAGGAAATTTGTCCGTCAGCACTCATTTCGAATTCAACACCTCGTTGTTTTAACGTATCAATGTGATGTTGTTGCTCCATTTTGTCCATTTTCATGAACTTGTCGACCATATCTGCATAACGGTCCTCGACTTCATCAATGGCGTTTGCATAATCTGTTGCCAACTGCACGGCAGGAGATACATTACCTGTACTATCCTTGCTAGCAGTTTTAAATGCAAAATCTTGTTGCATATCACGAATACCAGTTTCAATGGCACGTAGTTTTGTCATTTCCTCCTGTTTCGCCTTGATACGCTTTTCTGCATAAACCTCGTCAAGTAGTTTCAAGTCCTCGTGGTAATTTTCATTAGCGGTTTTTGACTTTTCAAGTTCTTCTCGCTCCTTTTTGTATTGAAGTTCGATTAACTCTACTTGGTTGCCTTGCATTTCAAGGAAAGATTGCAAGATTTTCTCGTGAATTTGTTTAGCCTCTTTTGCTAGATCTTCACCCTTGCCACCTTTACCGCCTCCGCCTCCTTTGCCACCTTTACCGGAGCCAGTGTCAGCACCACCACCGCCACCACCTCCGACGTCAAGATCACCGCCACCGGCGGACAAACCTGCTGTAACTTGTGCAGCTAGATTTTCGCCAGCGTTAACGATACTTTGAGCCGTTTCAGCGGAAATAGTGTCTACTTGGCCTATAGCTGTGAATGTGCCACCAAAGAATTTGGCGACTTTCTCACCTACGCTATTTAGTTTGGCGATTAACCAGTTAAGGGCCTCAATAATCTTATTAACACCCCAAACGGCTGTATGAACTACGCTCGACCACACTGCCGACATAGTTTCACTAAAGCCACCGGCTGCAGCTTGTGAAAGTCCAAATGCAGCTGCTAATGTAGCAAGTAGCCCAACAACAATCGGAATAGGGTTAGCCATTAATACGGCATTAAAGATAGCTTGTGCCGCAGATGCCAATAACGTGCCTGCACGTAAAGAGGCATACAACCCTCGTAAGATTGCACCACTAGCCGCCAAAGCCATAATTAAACCTGTAGTAGTAACAATAACAGCTGCAAGTGCAGCCTTAGCGACTGTCCACCCATGTGTTGCGATAGCATTGGCAATCATAGCTGCCCTAAGTGCAATCGTTCGAACAGTCAATGTTGACAACATAGCAATATGAGTGGCAACAACGGCCCTTTGTGCTATAAATGCAGCGGTAACGCCAACAATGGCGGCAATCACTAACGGCATTGATGTAACAATCAACTGTACAAAACTAAATAATATATTCTTAATGGTAGTTATCGTAACACTTAGCCCACTGAAAGCACCTTTAATAATTGCGATAGATACTTGTGCAGTTGCAGCTGCTAACTTAAAAGCGAAAGCGAATTCATTTAATGCAGCAGTCAACACATCTGAGTTTGTCAGTGTACTCAATTCAGCCATTACTGGTTGGAACGCTGCAATAAGATCATTCTGCAATTTAGTTCCTATATCTTGGAATGTCATAGGAATTTCTGCGAATTTTGCGTTTGTTTCTTCTGCACTTGCGAATAAGGCGTTCTTAATAATATCAGCAGTAATAAGACCTTGCGAGCTCATTTCTTTTAATTGCCCTACAGATAGCCCCATTTCTTGTGCGATACTTTGTGCCAACATTGGAGCATTTTCCATAATGGAACGGAATTCGTCGCCCTGTAACTTACCTGCTGCCATAGCTTGCGTTAACTGGTACATAGCGGATGTAGTTTCTTGTACACCTGCACCGGCAATTTTAAATTGCTTATTAAGTTGTTCAACAAAATAAATGGCCTCATCGTTGGAGGTGAAAGCGTCTTTTGCTAACATATTTAGTTTTGCAACGCTATCAGCCATATCTAAAAAGCTACCACGTGAACGATTAGCGGCAGAAAATACCTTATCCATAATTTCGGCGGTACTTTGACTGCCATCATTGATAAGATCAATACGAGCCCTCAATTGCGTTAATTGGTCCGTTGTCTTGACTGCACTAACGGCCATATCTTTTAACGCCCTACCGGCTGCCTCAATGCCCATCGCAGCACCAGCGAATGCAGCACCAGACTTTGCAGCGTTCATAAGTCCCGGAATCTCAACCCCAAAGACCTTTTGAGCTTTATTTCTTACGCTATCAAGCGAATTAGAAATACTTTTGCCTAGTGCTTGCTCGGCTTTCCTTGCTACTCTATCAAGTGCCTGTTCAGCACCATTAGACGAGCCAACAATTTTGACATTAATTTGACTTTCGGCCATATGCTATATCTCACCTCCCTCTTGTCTGAATTCTTCCATGAATAACTTTTCTTCGTTTTTGCGTTTAGCTAATGTCATTGGATGAAGTTGTTTCATAATATCTTCAACAGTCAATTTCCGCTTGCCTGCGATATGTACATTTGTCATTAGGCACGCAAAATACGCTTGCTTACGGTCCTCTATTTCCGTTCTTAACTCATAACCCTCGGCAAGTTTGTAATATTCCATAGGGCTTAAATTCATGAATTCCCACGGTTTAAGATTAAGCGGACCATAGGCCATGCGTTCAGCTTTCGTTATCCATACTTTAAAAGAGGGGGCGGTGTCGCCCCCTCTTAGTTTTTTGTTTCGTTTTCAGCCTCAACCTCGGAGCGTGCTTGCTCATCGGCCTCATCTGGGAATAATGCGTAATATGCAGCTTTACCAAATACACCACTGCCAATAAGTGCTTGCACAATCAACTGCACAAGATCACTATACTGAACTGTACCCTCGTCAAAGAGTTCTTGCAATTTATCTTGGTAATAGATGTAATCACGCTTTTTGCCGTGGTGTTTCATACCTACGACCAATGCAGTGATAAGCTGATTAAATGTCATTGTGCCATTTTGTACCGCTTTAAAAATAGGCTCGCCCCATAGCTGTTCCAACTCAGCAATACGACCAATGTTGAAATAGATAGTTTCGCCCATAGCGAATAGATCGCAATTAATTTTTTTCATGTTAAAACACGCTCCTTATAAATAGTTAATTAGGCTTTTTTCAATTCGGACAATGGACCTGCACCATTTAAGCTGCCTTTATATGTAGCCACATCATCATGCGGTGTACCTAAAGACAATTCTGTAATAGATGCAAGACCTGTCATGTAAGATTTATCCGGATATTCGAATTTAAGATGAACTTTTTCATCATTTAAGAATGCTTTTTCAAGCAAAACAAGGCTTTCTTCGTTAGGCATTAAAAGTGTTTCAAGGTCGATGGACCATTCTTTCATGCCCGGAATTGTTACTTTCCAACCGCCACTGTCTTTACTAGATGCGTCAATAGAATCGGCTTTACGAGATAAGTCGCCACTACGTTGACCGCCCAAGACAAGCCATTTTGCATTCGTAGTTTCATCAGTACCAATATTTAAATAGATAAGATAATTTTTGCCGGCTGTAGGCATTGCAGTTTCAGCCGGTTTATATAATTTTTTAGGTGTTGATTCAGCCATTAGAAAATACCTCCGTTAGTTTTCTCTTTTAAATCAATAAGGCGAACCATAAATCGATATTGCGTACCAACCAAAGGTCGCACACTATCATGGTCGCCAATTTTACTTGTGCATACTAAATCTATAATCTGATAGCCAGTATTCTGTAATATACATGCAGTTTCGTCTAATTCACCACAACGTTTGCGTAGATCATTAATGATTGCCTCGAACCTATCTTCCAAGTTAGCTATTAATTCGTAGCCTACTTCTAAATCTGGGTTATCGTTCCTACCCCAAACTTCGATATATAGTTCTTGCTCCAATTCAGATTGAATGGAATTATCGCCCCTCGTAGTTTCCCCACGAATAACCATAATAACGCCATTCTCATCGACTTTCGCTGCTTGTGGTCGCATAGCACCTAGCATGACATTAAATGGAGCACCGCTATTGTCGATAGTAGATTTAATATGTTGCATTAAATCTAGCCACATATTACCCCCTAAAGATTTCAACAGAGCGATAGCCTTTGTACTCTGTAGGGTTGCCTGTAAGCTGCCCTGGTGTTATTCGCGATTCCAATAATTTGATACGAGCTTCATAGTATTCTAATTTTTTAGAATAGAAGTCATCCGTCGAACCATTGTTAGTATAACTTCCTGGTAAAGCATACGACTTATTAACGCAGACTTCTCGATAGATATATGCAAGGACTAATTCATCGATAGTAAAACTACGTATAACTTTATCCTTTGACACACCTAATCTATCCGCAAGTACATATAGCCACTGTTCTGCTTTGGATACAACGGCCTCTGTTACCTCTTGCGTTAGCAATTCATCCCCTAATAGGCCGGCTATATCTTCAAAATTATATAGCATACAGTACTCCTTATATTTTAAAATTTAGCGTAATCTCATCTTTTACTAGCCCTTGTGCCACATCATCTAGCGCAATATCGGTATATCTGGAAAAAATACTAGTAATATTTGAGATATTATTTTGCAACGCTTCATACAAAAATGGATCTGGGGCAGTCCCAGGGTGAACCACTTTCCTAGCAAATATAAACCCATTACCGCCTTGTGGTACGAATCTCAATATCTTCTTAAAATGCGGCCGAATTACATGTGCTGGTGTCCCTGCATGTACGAAAGGGCCGTATTTAGCGACATCACTATAAATAAATACGACCCCTTGCATTCCACTATTAGAAATTCGATAATCAACAGCCTTTTCTAAATTCCCTGTTCTCGAGGTAAATCTATGTTTCTCCTGTGCAGTATCTCGAACTTCAATAGTACTCGCTTTTACTGCCTGACAAATACGCTTGTTGAAAATATCCTGGATATTCACCGGTGCTTATTTTTTACTACCACCTTTACTGCCTTTTGTAGGCTTTTCAGGTGGTTCAGTATCTGCAGGTGGTTCAGTATCTGCAGGTGGTTCAGTATCTGCAGGTGGTTCAGTATCTGCTGTTACGATTTCGTATCCATGGTCCGCAAACCACGCAATATGATTAGCATCTTCAGTAAATCCTTCACCATTAACAAAAGGAACATTGCCAGTTTGTCCTGTATAATCAGGCACTGGAGATTTTATAATCGGCATATTCGGCCTCCTTATTTAACTTTAATTTTGCAGAATACACCTGCAGCTTTAGATGCTTTTAATGCAACCGCGGCAACCATTTCGACCTCGCCTTTCTTTACAGCTCCGGAAGAGGTGAAGTCAGGGAGCCATAAGTTAACCACATTATCGCCCGCAAGAGATACGCCGTGGAAACCATCGAGGCCAAGGCGTGCGACATATAAAGAAGTTTCACCTTGACCATTAATACCTACTACAGGATCATTGCTACCAGCTTTGGTGCCAAGGTCAACTAATGGTGTAATGCCGTAATATTCAACTTGTTGTCCGAATTCATTTAATTGAGTAGAGTACATCGCAGAACGTCTAGCTACTGCTCGAATTTTAGCAATCAATTTAGAGTTGCCCATAATGGCAGATGGCGCACCATCCAAGCCTAAAAGGAATTCATCGAGTTGGTCTAAGAATGTCTTGTAGTTTGCATCAATAGCACCACTATCAGACAAATCGATAGCTGCTGTAGGTGTATATTCAGTAGAAGAACCTAAAAGCGCCTTGTCTAAACCATCAAATGCTTTAGCGTTGGTACCAGTATCGCCATTAATAACTGTGTCATTAAACAATGCAGTTGCAGCCTTGACCTTTTGCTCGATTTGTAATGTTACTTCATCAACAATACCACCCATTTTAGCGATTACACGGTCGATTTCAAAGGATCCGCCAAATACTTTCAAATCAACAGTATGACGTTTACGAGTTACACTTTGAGGTGTGTATTCAGCATTAATATCACGGAAATCTGCTGTTGGTTGTGTTAATAATCGAGTATAACCATAGGTTAAAGTACCGCCACCGCCAGTAGGAGATACAGCATCATCAAATGTTAAGTTTTCAAATAAAAAAGACGATTTACGGAATTCATCAATAACTCCCATTTGTAAATCGTCTTGTACGTTAAGTTTTGCTTCAGCTAATGTAATTGGCATTAGTTTATTCCTCCGTTATTAGAATTTATAAAATTTATTGGGTTTCAATAGCAGCCGCTACGGCCCCTTTTAAACCTACTGGCTTATTACCGCCAGAATTGTTGCTTCCTGCACCGCTTGTGCCTGAACCACTTCCGCGTTTTTGTACATCTTTAATTGCATAATCTTTACCTTTTAGCCATTCATCTACGCAATCGTCAACAGTTCCGCTAGTACCATCAGGCTTAATATATCCATAAGTACCATCTTCGTTGACTTTGATGTTACCAACAATCAGCTTTGAGAATTCTTTAGGATCCATAGCGTTACGCTTCGTCAAAGAATCAACCACGGCTGCAGAAATTTCAGACTGTACACGTTGTGCATCAGCATTTTCTCTTGCTTTACGCTCGGCCTCTACAGAATCCTCCAGGGTTTTAATTCGTTGCTGCATAGCCACAATACCCGCATCATCTTTAATCCCTGTAGAGGTGATTTTTTCTAACTTGCCTTGCGCATCAGCAAGCTCACGGTCGGCGATTTCTTTTGCCGCTTTTGCTGCTTTCGCCTCATCATTCTTGGCATTAAATTGACTCTTGGAAACATAGTTTTCACCATAATCCTTAGTCACTGCCTCTGCCTGTTCCTCCGTTAACCCTAACTTAATTAGTTCCTCTTTTGTCATCTGTATGACCTCCTGTAAAATAAGCTTTCCCTCTTCGCTTTATTTTCGTGAGCCACACCTCACGACCGCGGTCTTGTTCTTTTACGCCTGCAATACTAAAAAGGCAAATAAAAAAGCACCTGCATAAGCAAGTGCTTGATTGATTAAATTAAGTTTTAAATTTCTCGTATTTCTACGATTTCACTGGCATACAATTCATATTCGCCAACATATATTGATGCTTCATCGGGCTCATTATTCACACCCGATGTAAACGAATCCAATTTGCCAGTAATAATGTCACCGTCAACGAATCTGACTGCTACATTTTCTGAACGAATCTCATTATAGCGTTTATAAAGTTGTTCTTCTGTCATTTTCGTTCACTTCCTTTTGGTACTATATGAATACCCTTTCCTGATACATGTACAGTTGCAAGGCTTGTTTTCTGCTTTGTTCCTCTACTTACATTTACATCATACCCAATATGAGGGGATATATCAACCATTATTTTATGATTCCAATCACCCTTCCGAGTAAATCTAATACCACCATTATAAACGGATTCTCGTATGGCCTTTATAACATCAGCATGAGGAATTTCATAGTTATAATAGCTTTTATTTTGAGTTTCATCGTAAAGCTTACCACCTTTTATATGCATGCTTTGCCGCATCACATAGCTGCTATTAAAGTATGGTGAGTTAATGTAATCAATAACACGATATCTAACATCATCTATTGTTTCAAACTCCCGACGTTTTGAAAGATCCTCAATATTAATTTTTCCATTTTTAATATAATCTTTCAACGACTCAATAACAGGAAGTCTGCTTTTGAATATAGTGCCATCCCAGCCCCTAGCTTCCTCAGTCCATGATGCATGCCCATTCATTACTAAATTACGACCATTTACGCCTAAAATGCGCTCTTGCTCCCGCTTTGGTAACGACTTCAAGTACGCCAGCCCTCCGGCTTCTATATTGGGCTTGGCTGATGCAGTATCAATCATGCCTTCTATAATCGGCTTAATACGGCATATACAATGCGGATGTGCAGGTAAATGAGGAAATTTATCTTTAGGGTAAATACCTTTTCCAAGTCCATACAAATCAGCATTTGCATATACATCACATATATCAACCACAGGATGTCGGGTGCTCAATTTCCATTGAAATGCAACTACATCAGGATCATCCATATGTCTTGCAATCTCACCCTCTGCATATGCACGAGCCCTTTCAGTTCTAGCAATACGTTCAGCATGATAACGAGCCTTTTCTTGAGTGGCAACGTATACTGCACGACTAACAGATGCAGCATTGCCTTTTTCTATTGCTTCTATCAATTCAGTATAGGCAGCACGCATACCAGACGTAGTGCGTTGTTCTATCAGACTTCTAACACGTCGAAGTTGATACTTAACAGCTTTTCGTTCTGCTTCATTAGTAGGCAATGTAATATTTAGGCCATTAATCCGTTTTAAAAATTTAGGTAATTCGGCTTTATCAATAACCGTATCAGTCCCATAGCCATCAAATAATGCTCGTGCGGTCTCAATCGTACTATTTCCTTTAGACATAGCATCTTGAATCGTAGTAATAACTTCACGTTTTACGGTACCTGATGCATTATGTAGCCTATCAGATAAGTTTAATCCATCAGGTGCCCATGCCTTTTGCATTGCCTTTGAAATGGTTTGTAATTTATATGGCATGCCTGCGATTATTGCACTTTTAGCTGCATCACTGGTTACACCTATGTCTACACCATATCCCCTAGCACACTCCTTAACCAACTCATCGATTAACGTGTCTTTCATTGCCTCCATTACAGGATATTTTTTATATGCTTCTTTAACAGCATATTTAGGCGTGTGCCCTTCGTCTAACAATCGACGTACTTCGGCTTCAAACTCATCAATTATATCGCGTATGACACGTTCGGTATGCTTATTCATCTAGTCGCTCACTGTTCTCATCCGGATTTTCTCCATTTGAATACATGTCATCTAATACTTCTTGCTGTGCAGTAGCTTCCACTTCTTTAACAATGGCATCATATACATTGCCGTCAATATTAGGCATATATCCATCAAGGATGCGTTTAAGCACTTCAACATAATATGTTTTAGATTTAAACCCTAAATCAAGGGCTTGCTGTCCTTGAGATAAGCAATCAGCTACATCATTAATGTCAAAGTCCCTTGGATATTCACATTTATAATTCAACTGCTCGCCAGTCCACAATTCATATAATGCAATAATGGCTTTCTCTGCATTTTCACACTGTACAGCGAAGTTTGCTAGTCGTTGATTTGTTCTTTTGAATGCCCACTGCTTAGCAACCCCTGATTTTTCCTGCTGAACCCCTACTACAGAATCAACACCACCTATGCGGTACATTTCTTTAATTTCCGCTTCCTTTTCTTGCATGATGATCTGTGCTGGACCATTATCTGGAGCAATAAAAGCTGGAGGATGACTAGCCTCTGATGGATATAGTAGTACATTGTTAACGCCCAAGGTTAAATCTTCTATACCTTCATCGGATGGCATGGTTAAAGTAGAAAATGTTTGAGAGTTCAAAATCTGTGTCAATAAACTATCTAGATGATAAACTCTATAGTTCTTTTGTGCTAACGAATAGAACTCTGGATGCGGTAATATAGTTGTTTTCTTAGTGCTACGGCCAAACCATTGCACTACAGGGACACGTCCTAACCTATGTTCACCTTCATTAATAATGCCTCGCCCTTTATCACGAATAGTCCATTTTGTATCTGTCCATTCATAATATACTGTTGAACTACCTCCATTATCATCAGTAATAATCGTTCTATATTCGAATCTAATCATTCGACCTTTGTCATCCAGTTTCCAACCAGTCACATCACTAGGTTCAACTGAAGTTAAATACGGTAACCGTCTATCACGTACATTATCAGCCAAACTTTCACCAAATTCTGCTTCATTGTTAACAATGACATACACAACACCATACATTTTTGCAATCACAGCTTGTTGCTGAATGTATTCTTGTAATGATGTACCTAATCGATCTGCATCTTTTAAAAACACTTTGAATTTAGCCGTTTCTTTATACTCTCTTCGAATTTCATCATTAAAGATAGGATCTACATTCGCATTAATAATCGCTGCTGTATGATTAGAATAGCTTGATAACTTTTTACGGAAATTATAATTGTCTATGCTTTCTCTTGGATGCTGTTTTAAACCACGACCTAAAGAGAATAATCCGGACCCATAGTACGCATCATGTAATAACTGGTATGCATACTTCTGTTCGTTTGTAATAAACATATAATGAAGTTCCTCCTAATAAATATCAGAATTGATGGATTTAATAACAGGCGCATTCAAACGTTCAACAACGCCTGTCGTTGCGTCTTGAGCATCATCATGTGCATTCTTGTTTTTTCGTTGATACTTATACATTGATGTATAGTATTCTGGCCAGCGGTCTCTAAAGTTAACTGGGAATAAAACATAATCCATAACTTGTGTAGAATTCGATAATATCCTAGCCTCCTTATTTTTGCATTGGTGGAATGCTGTAATCTTTGTTCGATTATCTGGATACTTCTCTTTTAATATTCGTTTAACATTACGAGCAAAACCACGTCCGCCATTATTAGATTCTATATCTGCAATATTGACATGGTTTTTATGTAATAAGTCTGCCGTAGATTCTTCTGTGACCTCCATAGGGGCATCAGTAAATAATACATCAAGCACATATGCATAGTCTTTATATACGCCATAAGCAATAGCACATAAATAGTCTTCCCCAGTGTCCGCAGAATCGACATATGCCTTTATTGTAGTAAACAAAGGATATCCTTTATCATCTTTAGGAATATCATCATAAGTGCTGAAATATGTATATAACCTACCTTTTATATCAATAGGTAATTGCTGGTAATTGGCAGATGCAATGTCTTCGCCCATTGCCCTGCACTTCTCTTGGTAGCTTTCATAAGACAATACATCATCGCACAACATAGTACCATCGTCTTGCAAGGCTTTCATGGTTATTACCTTGGCTTTATCTCCAAAGTGTTCGATGGCCCTACCGGCTAGATCATCACTAGCCCAACGAGTCATGATTATGATTATCTTTCCGCCTTCCTCTAAACGTGAAAGCATGGTATTAGTGAACCAGTCCCAATGCTTGGCTTTTGTATTTTCGTTGTAAGCCTCTTCGGCGTTCTTGATAATATCATCAATGATAAGAATAGACGCACCAAAACCTGTAGCAGTACCGCTTGGAGATGTAGCTAGGTAAGAATTATAACCGCCCTCTAACGACCACATATCCATGGAGGCATCGCCACGTTTAATACGCACGTTAGGGAATATGTCTGTATATACAACTCTGTTTGCGTCTGCCTTTACTTCCTGAATATCATTGCGGACATTCTTTGCAAAGGTAGTGGATAGAGTCGTATTATACGAACCAGTCATAATCTTTTCTACAGGGTTTTTGCCTAATATCCATTTAACTGCCATTTGAGCTGTGCGGCTTTTACCGTGCCGAGGTGGCATATTCATTATTAGAACTTTTGCGTCCGGATCTTCATAGAACTCTTGCAACGTATCGCACAATTCGACTAGGTAGTCTCTGTCCTTCCTATAAAAGTCTGGTGCTTGCAAGTGGCAATAATAAAAAAACTCACGCCTAGCCAATTCATATTTGAATTGCTGCATGAGTTCCGGTGTGAGTTTCATATCCTCACCCCTCTTTATCGATCAGCTTTTTAAGTTCCTCTGTTGTTACACCTTCAAGAGGATTGCTTTGAATAGTTGTATTGACTTCCATTTCAGTTTTATCAGTCTGTCCAAGAAATTGCTTGCCAAGAAATATTGCCATTGCTGCAGATCTATCGGCCAGCTTCCACTGTTTTCGTCGTAAGCTAATCTTTCCTGCACTTCTCTTTTCGCGGAAAATGTCGGAAAAAGTCTTACCATACGTACGTTTGCACCATGCATTTAAGGTCTTATCAGAAACGTTTAAAACGAGAGTGATTTCCTCTTGTGTGGCTTGAATCTGACACATTGCTTCAAACTGACTCTGATTTATCACTTTTTTCGGTCGCCCCATTTTAGCCACTATCTCACCCCCTAGCTACTTCAGAACCCCTTTATTTTGTTTATACTTTCCGCATTCCTTATGTACCTTTGCGGTTTTTGTTTTTACTAACGAATGTGATGGCGCATACGATTTACACATGTGATCAATATGAATCCCATTAGCTTTGCACCAACCCTTAACATTGTTTAAGCATCTTCTCTTTTCACAATATACATCAGTCAATCGTATTCACCTCGCTTCTTTAAAATTTGTATACAAAAAGACCACCTAACCGTATGGATTAAGTGGTCTTTTGCTTTAGTGTTCTAGGTATTCACTGTGTCGTTGAGAGAGAGAGTATTTGTTTCCCTATTAACTCACACTATCATTATAAACTGTCAAGAAGGACAGGTCTAGGACAGTTTTGGGACAATTTTTCAGGCTAGCTTTGTATTTAACCCAATAACTCCCCACAGCAATACAGATAACTCTTCAATTCCTCTAGCGATGTAACGTTTGATGGTACGAACATCTGGCTTTTCAGGAAATGATTCTGCAATCTCTTCTAAGGTTTCTCCATCAATATAATACCTGCGCATGCATTCACAATATTTGAATTGCTTGCCGCTACACTTCTCAGCATAGATATCGAGCATGTTATTTACATGTCGCATCATCAATGCTGTTTTTTCTTTGCTTTTAACAATCGCATTCACTTTCACAATGCTCTTATCGTCAAACATATCAATTAACAGTTCATTGAGCCATATCTCCTCGGCTTGTGTCGAATCCGTGATAGCATTGTCTACGTATGACTGTAACTGACTATAATGCTTAAGCAGCTTGATCGTGTTGTGTCGAAGTTTACGACCTAACTGTGCATTTTCTTGCTTTGCTAATTCATAGTAGGTTTTAGTAGCCACCTCAGTGGCCAACCTAGTAATTTTTTCAATTTCGCATTCATTCAAATGCATCTCCCCCTTTACGCTTTATTTTAGCCCGTATTGTGTTTTATTCCAGCTTTATTAAGATTCACTCATTAACGCATTAAAACGTTCTTATACATATGAAATTTTGTTTTTTATGGCTATTAGCGACTATAGGAATATATTCATATGTTCTGTGATATGTACAATCACAAAATCATCATCGTCATTTACAATCTCATCAGCCATAGTCCCGATGAATTTCCTATTATCGTTTTCTAACACTCCTGCAGCTTGTAGTCCATCAAGAATAAACTTCTTAGCAAAAGCTACGTTATCAGGATCATGCCTGGTTGATGAGTGCCATTCAAATAATAGGTCTACTTTGCCCTTAACCGATTCTATCTGTTGTGATAGACATTGTTCTTTGACTTGCTCGGTGCATTTCTTTTTCATAGCGGCGGCTGCTATAGTAGAACCACGCTCATAGTCAATATACTCATTTAACGTTGGGAACCGGTTATGGGCTTTTTTTCTAAACCTAAACTGACATCGCAAGAGAATCTTCATCGGTGTGATTCTCCATTGAATATAGCCTCTTTATACTCCCCTCGTAAGCGATCATATATTCTTTGACTATAATTTTCTGCAGTCCAGGTCGCGCTATAATTCGTAGTAAGAATTATAGGCTTCATTCGGTTGTAGCGATCAATAATAACACTTTCAATCTTAGATGCTACCCAATCAGACTTGGAATACTCCGCACCAAAGTCATCGAGCAATAACAATGGGATATTCCGCAGTTTTTGCTCAAAGCTTAGATAAGCCACATTGTCACCTTTAGATAAGGTAAGCATGGTATCTAATAAGTTAGGCATCGAAATCATGAGGCATCCTTTACCTAATGCCATAGCTTGTTTCAAGATGCTCACCGCAATCGATGTCTTGCCAGTGCCAGCTGGGCCCCTTAATATGAGACCCTTGCCGGAATCAAGATTTTCTTTTAGATTATGAGAGTATTCCTTAACCACAGTATAGGCTTCAGCGTTTTCTTTAGGAAAGCTACCATGCTTGCGCAACCACTCAAAATCCATATCGTAATACCGCTTAGGAATTCCAACTGCAGCATAGGTAGTATTAACATTAGTTTGAATGACTACTGGTTTATCATAGATTGGATAAAAGAACTCATTTTTTACCGTGTACTCTTTCATATTCCGCTTGCCAGTCAACTTGCTCGTCCTTTCTCGAAGAGCCTCTATTGCTGCTGTTACGTTTAGTGGTTCCAAAATCTTTATTCACCTCCTTTTTTAAATTCCCTGCTGTAACAGTTTCAACATACTTGATACTATTACCTCCGTTATCGGCTGTGGTATTGATAGCAACAATAACTCGTTCCTTACCATATGATTCAACTAGATCATCTAACCGTTCTTTAATAACAGGTGATATATCTCCGATTGATTTCATATACAATTCGTAAATAGGTTTATTTTTTACTTCATCATCGTCAAACATAGATAGAGGATTTTCATCTTCACGCGCGCGCGTATCTCTCTCTATATTATTTTCTTTTATTTTCTTTTCTTTTATTAGTTCGTTTTGCTCAACATATGTTCCTTTTTGTTGAACACGTGTTCGTTTTTGTTCGTTTTTACGTCTAGCCTCTCCGCTCTTAATGCCTGCGAGCCTACGTTTTTCGCGGAGTTCTTCGTTTTTAACTTTCCGAAATTCAAGGCGCCGTGTTAAGCTCGGAGACCAAAAATATTCATCATCACAAGCTAATAATTCATAGTCTGAAATCAATGAATTTACGAACAAAAATGAACACATTGAACATAACTCATTTTGTTCAAACACATGTTCATTTTGTTTGAACACATGTTCAACACATGTTAAATTTTCTTTGTTTTTTACTCCTAACTCATTATCAAGAGCAAGGAATGTATATCTTTTTAATGGTAGTTTGTAATCTTCATATGATGCTAGCTTTTCAAGAATAATCCACCACCATGCATACGCGATCATTCCATATTCAGATATCATGGCCACTATCTTGGGGTCACTGCTCGCTGTAACATCATGGCTAAAATAATAGGATTGGTCTTTTGCCATAAATCATCATTCCTCATCTATAAACAAACTATCCTGGGCTCGTTTCCCCATGATAAACTTTACACATTCCTCAATTAAAGCTTGAACAGAGATACTAAATGTAGCATCTGCGTATTCAACGCTTAACCAGTCTGTTTTAAATTTAAATGAATTGTGCGTCCCCTCGTCACCAATAGTTCCCTCTACACTCACCTTATCAACTATATCTTCATCGTAAGCATCACATTTAAACCTAAATGTATTTACTAAAAACGGGATTTGAAATTTATCTAAGAATTCAAAATTCTTTTTAACGATAGATTGTAAGTTGCTGAATGCTTGAAGTAATTCAGGGCGAGGATCATCTTTAGATTTAAGCGTTAATACATCGGTAAATCCAGTTGTAGACGGCTTTTGAAATGCGATACTAATGTCAGCATCTTTTATTTGAATTGATTTAATAATCATATTGGGCTCCTTTCTTGTTCTACGATTACTAATTTACCGGTAGCAGACTGAACAGCTTGCTTAAATGCTGCAGCATTAGAATTACCATCTGATAAATGTAGTAGTCGTATATCTTGGCACTTAGTAAGATCCATAGACTTTAGAAATTTAATAACATTCTCTAACGAAAAATGGGATTGAATTAATCGTTCCATGCGTTTCTCATGCAGGCCTCCATCATCAACACGTTGGTTCAGGATTTCATATGAATGATTACACTCGACCATGATATGATTCACATCTTTAAATGTGTACCGGCAATAGTAGGTGTCCGTAATATATAACAGCTTCTCTTCACAGTCAGAAATTAAAAATCCAACATTTGGAACGTCGTGTTCTAGTTCAAATGGCAATATAGTAAAATTACCTATCGTAAATTGAACTTTAGGTGTAATATAGATGGCTTTGTGATGCCCTGCTACATATAACGCATCTGCAGTATCTTTTAACATATATACACGATGGCCAAGCTTTAATAAATCGTGGACAGCTTTGCTATGATCTCCGTGTTCATGAGTAACTAATACGCCACATAGATGTAGAAAGTTAAATCTACAATATCGTTGAATTTCTTTAAAAGACAGTCCTGCATCCAGTAGCAGTTCATCACCATTGGTTGAAGTTTTGATTCGGTAGCAGTTCCCTTTGGAGCTGCTACCGAATGCTTGAATACTAATCACAATTAATCACCAAACATACTTACTGCTTCGCCAGTTTCAGGATTAACGAACTCACTGGCAGGGTCAGGATCGATGTCAAGGGCTTCGGAATTTGCATTATTAGCGATTGTTTCTGCTACATCTGATTGAACATCGATGGTTTCACCTTCGAAGTCAGGGGTGAGCTCGCCGTTATTATCACGAATGACGGCTCCATCTACAGAGATTGCATTCGTCATATTCTGCATTTCAACAGACAAAATACCATATTTGCTTAGCAACTGTTTAAGTACAGTTTTAACAGCCATTGCATCGAAGTCAGTTTTCCAAAGTCCAAAGCCCCTTTTGTATGTTTGGGAATACTTTATAGCGTGGGCTTCAGCATCTTCTTTAGACATATATAAATACTTTTCAAAGCCATTAATGAGTTTGAAATAAGCGATGTAGCCGACTACATTATCACCAGTTCGCTCGCCTAATTCGAATTCGCCTGTGAGTTTGTTATGGTGTTTAATTTCGCCTTCGTAGATTTCACTAGCATTAATAGTCTTATATTGACCTGTGCGCATGGCCAACTGGATATACCCTTTGTATCCCATTTGAAATTGAGCTTCATTAATTTTCTTTTTACTGTTGTAGAAAGGAACAATATAGGCAAACCCCAAGTTTTGATTAATCGGAAGATCCAAAGTGGCTGCCATCACGCCTGCAGTAATAACTGTAGTAGGGTCAGCTTTAGATAGAAGCTCATTATTGTTAGATACAGAAATCAAGCTGGACACAAAGGCCGCTGATTTTTTACCCAAGATTTCATTAAAACGTTTCTTTACCGACTCGCTAGACACCAGGGTTTTAAGCGATGGTGTTTGAGTTTGTGCTTTTGTTACTTCACCCATTATGTACCTCCTATGCTACGTCTTCACATACAGCGTGGATGTTTAATTTAGTTAAGATGCTATGAATTTCTAAGCGGCCTTTTTGTGTCCACTTAGTCGTGATTTTTGAATCTAAGCGACCATCACTTCTGCAGAATGTAAAAGTTTCTGATTTAGTAAAACCTTTAGCCATATGTTGCTTGTACAGAATCCATTGATCACCGACCTTACGTTGTAGACCAGCTTCATGCAAAATTTTATTTAACTCTTGAGCACTAAGGCCATAGTCAGCTGCGATTTGAGTAATCGCTAAACAGGATTTACTTGAGAGAATTTTATCTACGTAATCCTTAACCGGTTTAAACTCCGCGATCTGCTGTTCTTGTTGTGCTACAATGGCTTTCGTTGCATTATGTGATTCTACCTCATCGGCATATGCTCTAAGAGCTTCAGGCAATGTCTTTGGAATAGTTAAAGAATATGATCCCGTCTTGCGGAGTTCAGGAAGCACTTCGCTAGTAACCCACCGCTTAAATTGTTTTGCAGTTGGTAATTTGCTAGATAGAATTAGCGAATACAAACCACTTTCATTTATTAGCCACCCACCACGCTGTCCTAAACTCGATAACGTTTCGTTATTGAGTTTGTCATCAGCATCAACATGGTCCCCAATTGCCTTGCTACTATTTTGATAGCCTAGGATTTTAGTTATATCTTTTGCCACAAACCATGGCTCATTATTTTGCAGAATAATTCGGACATTCCCAAACATCGTATTATTAAATACTTTCATTATTTCGTTCATACTTACACCTCCTTAACCACCAGTTGTGGTTCTGATTCATCAACGATCAACTTAATCGTTTGGCTATTAACAGGAACGAATTCAGTTACGGCTTCTGCATTATCGATGAATACCGGAGCATTCACTTTGTAATAACTTGTTAATGCATTAATGATATCTAACCCTACATTAATGCGTGCTGCGTTATTCATGCTCCGATATGGAACTCCTTTATAGGTAGTTTCACAACATTCTTCTACATTGCCATTCAACATAACATTAAACATTTTGAACCGTGCTAATTTAAATCTTGAATTAATGTTTTCTTCCAGCATATTAACCTTTACTTTAATGAATTCATCCATTAAGAAGGCCGCTTCATCAAGTGCGTTCTTTTCTGCTACTAATTTTTGTTGTTGATTTTCTAACTCAAGGATTCGATGATTAATATCATCAATAAGCTTAAATTTATTTAACTCAGTTTCGAGGGCTGCTTTTTTAGACTTCATAGAGCTCAACTCTTCGTCAAGTTTAGTAAGTTCTTCAGTATCAGCTCCTGGTTCATCGTCAATCTCTAGTAAGAATAATTGAGCCTTCAAATCAGCATAGACTGGATCGTCTTCAAGATTAGGCTCAGAGTATGCCTCATATTCTTTAAATTTAACATTGTAAGCATCATTATATTGAGACGCCTCAGTAGTTAAACTATCAATCTTTGACACCATAATTTCTTGTTGCTCTTCATAGTTTTCTTTAAGCTTCACTGCACTTTCAATAAGCCCTTTCCACTCCTCAAGCTTCTTAGATTTATTAGTGTTAAATTCTGCCTCGAGTACTGCTTGCTTATCAGCGGGTAGTGCTTGTCCACAAGTAGGGCAAGATTCTTTATTGAATTGTTGTGTGTTAAACGTATCAAATTCAGATTGTAAGGTTGCAATGCGTTTAGACTCACGCTCAATTTCTTTGTTAAGTTCGTCTCGCCTATCAGCACATCTATCTCTGTCTACTTCTACCATTTTTAGTTTGGTTAAAGAGGCTTCATATTCACCGCGTAGGTGTTGTTTTTGTTTGTGATAGTCGGATAGTACTTTAGAGCTTTGAGCATCTAACTGGCGTTTAATATCGCGGATTTTAGATTCCTTTTCAGCAGAACTAAACCCGTTTTGAATAATTGCCTTTTGCTTTTCAACTTCATCTATCCCAGCGGATAAGGTTTCAATATCACGAATAAGTTTTGCTTGGTCAGATGCAATTTCAGGTTTATTACGCATAGCTTCATCGATGCGAACCGGAATCATATCAAGCTCTTTATTAATGGCGGTCTTCTTAGCTGCGACCACCTTACGATGATCGTCTACCGTTCGACCCTCTAACAGTTCAGCCAATCGTCTTAAATCATCACGACTATTAATTACGCTGATATCATCGATATCACCGCACATTTCAAGCAATAACTTACGACGATTTTGCCAGGAATACGTTTCGTTAAAATACAAAGGATTAGTAATCAATTTAAAGATACTTTCATCAACAAGCGAACTAACTATTTCCTTGTATTCTTTTTCTTTCTTAGGCACCCCATCGACAAAATAATCTGTCGTATGACCTGTGAGGGTAACTTCGCCACCACGAGGGGATGAATACTTTTCACGATACACACGCTTAAGTTCAACTGTGCCCCCTTCGTCCAAAGTAAAGGTTCCTGTTACTTCATGATTGACTTTATGAATGGGTTCTCCTCCATCCAATGTTTTGATTTCAAAGTCAGCTCTATCTAGGCTATCTTTGCCGAATAGTAACCAACACACAGAGTCAAATACAGTCGTTTTACCAGTAGCATTATCGCCACGGATTACGACATCGCCATTAAGATTTATGGTAAAGGATTTTAGCCCTTTAAAATTTAGTAATTCTAATTTTGTGAGTTTCATAGTGATCTCCTATACAACACTAGCGTCCACGTCGATGGTATGCGGTTCAATCTTTAATTGATTGGCCCATTGCATGACCGTCGAATTAATATGAGCATTCTTTTTAAGCATTTCATTAGCAAAGAGCTTAGCCTGTACTAAGTCAAATATTTGACGACCTTTCTTTTTACCTTTATTGGCCAATTCTAGGCATGCAACCGGTTTCATAGAATCGTCGGTAACTAACACTATTGCCGTAGTTCCTTTCATGACTCTATCCCGGTATGAGCCAACACAATTTTTTAACCGTTTACCAGCAGTCATTAAATCTGCTGCAGTTCTTGGGACCATAAAATGCATTCCGTTTACATCTGCTTGTAGTTGAGGAACCTCCGGAAGCATTACGTCGCCGTACTCTTGCTTATTGAAGATTTTGATAACTTCATCATGAAAGTTCTTCAGCTTGAATCGTTTTGCCCATAATACATCTTGGTATTTTGCATCGAGCTTTGTGTACATATCTACACAATCTTCGATATCACGAATGTCTTCGGATAACATCCAGCGCAATACCGCTGGCTCACCACATCGCTTAATTAGCTCCTGCCACATGTCCTTAGAGCGAGGTATATTTAGCTTCATTGCCTTACGAAAATCATTAGCGTTATGAAGCTTGCCTGTATATGGACAAGCACTTTCATAGCTTCGTTGTAGTGTGAGGATAGTACGTCTACAATTTTCATCACTGAAGAGATTTAGAACATCAGACATATATACGCTTAATGGATCATTAACCATACACTTCCGCAAGGCTCTACTATTGGGAGCCTTATATGATTGTCTAAGTGCTTCTTGAAAATTCATACCTTTTCTTGTAGCCGCCAATACATCGTCTTCAAACGGAATATTTGTATATCGATATAAGCAGTAAGCATTAGTCCAATACACATATTGTTTCATTAAGCTAACAATGCTAGGCATATCCGGTGCCGATAATTTTAAAATCATATTAAGCAGCATCGTAAAATGATAGCCGTTGTCTTCAGTAGCACCAGGAGCTACATATACATCCTTTGTGCCATACCCATATGTTTCCTTTAATCGTTTTTCAAACATAGACCTTAATGCTTTGAATGTTTTGTTTAAAAATTTTCTGTTAAAGTCTGTCATTGCGTATGAATCACCAAAGAATTTAAGTACAGGCATAATCTCATTTTCACGAATGTAATCAACAGTCAATTCATAACGGATTCTAAATCTATCAATGAAGATAGCCTTGCGTTTCTTAAAGTCGAATCGCAACGTTTCCGTACACATTCCGTGGTCGTTTTTTCTACCGTCAAAGAAAAGCTGTATGCCTTGGTATCTAATTTTTAAATCTAAGAAATGTTTGTAATTAATAACCTCCACATAAGCGGTCACAGGATATACTTTCTCATCACTAATGGAATAGTAAATTTTATGATCATAAGGATTTGATGATGTTTGACAGTTTGGGCAGGTATAGTATTTGGCACCGGTAACATATCCATTATGATATGAATATTTACGCTGCCAGCTACCCCCAAACGTAAACCCACAGTCGATATGATGGACAGTTGTGTATTCTGCGCCATAAGGAGCCTCTAGAATTACGCTATCGAACATTTTGTGAATATAGGTACTGGATACGATCTCCACAGTGAATCCCTCCTTTTAGTCGCCGAACATAGCGAATAAGTCCGCATCTTCTTCTGGCACAGGGGCAATCACTTCTTCAGCCTCTTCAACAACAGGTATAGGAGGCTCGCTTGATTTAGCCTTACGCTTACGTTTAGGTTTTTCTTCTTTAGGAGTGTCTTCAGATTTTTCTTTAGGTGTAGTTGTCTTAGGTGGCTCTACTACATCAAAAGCTTTTACAATGGCATTAGAGGCTTTCATAACGTTTTCTGTGTATGCGATACCTGCGTTGTATTCTTCCGTATTATCAGGATCAAGTTCAATTGCCTTATGTAATACATCTAACGACTTTTTACATATGTCAGCTTGCGCTTTGAATTGTTGCTTTGCCATATTATTCCTCCCCTGCCATTACTGTTTTCAAATCAGTGATAATGTCATCAGTCAAAGCATCACTAGAAATTTTCCCTACGATGCCATGTTTTTTAAACACTGTAAGAACTTTACCAGCGCGAACCTTATCTGTGCCCATCCAATTGCGAATTTCACCATAAAAGGCTTTTTTATCTACAGGTTCAGCAGTTACATCTAATGCTACATCTTGTTCCGGTGTTTCTGTTGTAGTTGATTCGCCAGTCGGCGTTTCAACAGGAACAGGTTCTGCTACAGGTTCTTCTACCTGTTCAACCTTTTCTTCTTTTTTATCTGTTACTAACTTACCTTCAAAATCGGTTACAGGAACATCCTTTTGCGCGGGCTCAACTTCAACCGGTTCAGGCTGTTGTTTTGTATCTACTTTTCCTACAACTTCAGACGCCGCTACTTCAATATCGATAGTCTCGCCAACTGTTACTGTAGGCGCTTCAACATTAGAACAATTACCGCAGCACTGATGATTTAATCGTTCGTTCCAATCTGCCACTTGCACTGCTAGATCGTCTAATGTGTTGAATTTAATAGTTAAGATATTTTGATTTTCCATGATAGTTTCTCCTTTAAAATTTGAATAATAACTCGCCATCAACTAGCGTTCCAGTTACCATCTTGGGAATGCCAAGTTCTTTAAGCTTTTTGATTACGCGACTACTTTTAGTAATATAAATAGTGTTTTGTTCAATTTGCTTTGCTGTTGGTTTAAAAACATGAGATTCTGTTTTTAACGCAGGGGATACACAAATCGCTTTATTGTGAACGTCTATACCAACTCTAAAATATTCAGGACCTTTTAACTTTCTATAAGCAGCTAATGAAAGCTTGATATAACTATTAGTTACAACAATTCCTACTGTTTCTGCTGCACGATGCTTTTCTTTATTATCAGTGAAAAAGTTGAAGTCAAATGTATTTACCGATGGCAATGATTTTTTAGATTTTATTTCGGGCATGTTAGCTCCTCTCAAAACTTAAATATTAGCTTTTTGGAATCACCTTCGATGATTACGTCTCCACTAATATTTTTAGTAATACCTAATTCTGTTAACTCTTTTAATACAACTCTCGCCCTTGAGATAATGATTTTAGATTTTTGTAAAGCAGCTTTAGGTGGATAAATAGCTGCTTCATTGTTCTTTTCTAAAACAGGATATACATGAATTTCACGAGCTGATGTATCAATTCCAACTCGCAAGCCTTCAGGTCTACCAATTGCGTTATACGCGTCTACACTTAATCCGCAAGCTGAGCCCCATACGTTAAATCGCACTTTAGGGGGCACACGCCCAGAGCGGCTAAAAAAATTAAAGTCTATATTTTTATTAACAGTTGGCATGATTGCCTCCTTATGTGTTACAATTTAACTGGTTATTTTAATAATTGGGTTGTACTTGTTCCAGCAAGTGCAGCCCTTTTTCTTTGTTTTGCTCTCATTCGCAAATGAGAAGTATGGCAGTCTTTACATACTGTAACCACCTTTCCAATAGCGGTATTGTAAAGACTGTAGGTAATATTCGGGGTAAGCTTGTACCCACAGTGATAACATCGTTTTACCATTTCACTAACATCTCCCCTGTAACCCACCAGTAGAAAATACCTACTACTAGATATAAGAAACATGATCCAACAATAAAGCCCTCAATAATATCAGCTAACTGTGGAGCCATAGCAGCACGTCTAAGCTCCCGTTTTTCTTTATAAGTCATCGCACTCATCTTGGATTTCACCTCCTTATTCTCCTATTCGTGCCTGGCATCGTTTCGCTAACCAAGCATTAAACGACTCGACGTGGATAAGGCGTTTACCTCCACGCTTACCGATTTTCATGGACGGAAAGTCAAAATCTTGCGCCCATTCTCGGATAACGGCTTGCGGTACGCTAGCAAGCTCCGCAGCTTCCGCCACCGTAATGCACATCTTATTCATAACTACCTCCTCCAAGCGTATTCATAAATTGTTCATGTATATTTTGCATATTTTTAAAGTTTAATTTGTATAATCACCTTAGAAAGGAGGTGATTATATGGGGAAAAATCAACATGTTGTGCCATCCAAAAGTGGCGGTTGGAATGTCAAAGGTGCTGGAAATTCTAAAGCAACTAAACACTTCGACACAAAGCAAGCTGCAATCGATTACGGAAGACAAACTAGTCGCAATCAAAAAAGTGAATTAGTAATCCACAATAAAGATGGACGGATATCGCAAAAGGATAGCCACGGACATGATCCGCATCCACCAAAAGGCTAGTCATAATTAGGAGTTAGTACGGCGATATAGTTTGGCGAAGGCTCGACATCATCTTCAGTGATAACCGCAACTACTGTATCGTCGTCTTCCCTCTTTATAACAATCTTTGTGTATTGGTCTGTGTTTAAAATACTATCTGGTTTCATTTTTATTCTCCTTTCGACACAATAAATACTTTTGATATAATCACCTTGAAAGGAGGTGGTTATTGTGGAAATGATAAATGTATCATCTTCAAATGTTTCCGCTATTGGGTATGAAGATGGCATCATTCAAGTGCGGTTCAAAAATGGTTCCGTATACCAATACTTCGGCTGTAGTGAAGGTTTATTTCAATCTTTTTTGAATGCATCTTCAAAAGGGAGATTTGTGCATCAGTATTTAGTCCATAAACCACAACGTAAAATTAGATGACTAATCATCTATCGGCACGCCAATTTCGGTATTGCACACATTCACAAAAATGTCTGTCACCAATATCGTCGTATGAGGTGTGCCGTTTTTTCTTATCCATTTCACTAATGGTCTAGCTGCTAATGCTAGTTCTTTGTGTTCTTTTGGGATACACTCTTTCTCTATATTCATAGCTCCTCCTCTCTACTGCCACTAATGTTGTTAGTGGCTTTTACTTCTTTCACTTAATTTCTGATATAATTACCTCAAAAGGGAGGTATTAATTATGATTAATTACACTGATTTTTTCTTAGGCCTTTTTACGGCGTCATTTGCATCTGCACTAGGTGCGTATCTGAATCACTTAACAAATGTTAGTAGACTGAAAAAAGAACGGGAAAAATACAATAAGGCGTTATTGCTTATGTTCCTTCGATGCATTGATAATTGTGCAAGATTCATAATGACGACTGGCGTCTATTCTGCATTTTCAGAATGGGACTATTCTTTATGGCCAGAAATACGTGTTGAAATTGCCAAAGCATATCCTACAGAATTTATTAAATTCACACTCCTTATCGAAAAAATGTCTGTTGTAAAAGATCACTCGGACGTCGAATTTTTACGCGAAGAAGCTCAACGGCTTAAGGCTCACGTCCAGCAACTACAATAATCAAAATTCCTGTTAGCACGAGTCCTATAATATATCCGATGACAAACTCCATATTTTCACTTCCCATCTACTGCCACTGACTTTTGTTGGTGGCTTTTACTTTTTTACAGTTGCGTTATCTTTCAAATACGCTATTACATCAGTCATAATGTTTTCCACATTAGCAATCGTTAAGCCATGTGCTATTGCTATGGAAATCATTGCGTCTACTATGCTCTGGTGCGTTGCTTTTGTAATGAGTTTTACTATTTTCATAATTCCTCCTCTCCGTAACGGTTTAACCGTAATCAACTATAAAAAAATAATGTCATCATATGCCACATTAAATACGTCCTGTATCTTTTTAATATGTGGAACATCAGGATAAGAACGTTTTCGCTCCCAATTCCCCCATGTATCAACAGATACTCCTATCGCTTTAGCTGCGGCAAGTTGTGACCAATTTTTTGACGCCCTCAACATCTTTAACGTGTACTTCATGAGAACCTCCTTTCATTTTTTCACCACTTGTTTACAGTCATTATTCTACTACGGTTTTTCCGTAATGTCTATAAACAAAACTTAAATTCTCGTAAACTTTCCGTAAAATATTGATTTTATTACGAATTTATCGTAATATATAGGTGTATTAATTAATATGACGCATTACAAAGAGGTTTTTATGAGCAGTTTAGGTAATAAGGCTATTATGGCTGAAAATATTCAACGACTAATGGACAGTCGCGGAATAGATCGCAATAAAATCTGTGCTGATTTAGGTCTAAAGTATACTACGTTTACCGATTGGGTAAAGGGAAATACATACCCTAGAATCGATAAAATTGAGTTATTGGCAAATTATTTCGGCGTGCCCAAGTCAGAATTAGTTGAAAAATATACAGACGGCTATTACACCGACCGTGAAGCAGCCGAATTTGCTGAATACCTCCGCACACGTCCAGGTGCACGCATGCTTTTTTCTGCTGCTAAAGATATATCTAAAGAGGACATGGAAAAAGCTGTTGAATATATAGAATTACTCAAACTTAAACACAAATAAGATATATAAATAACGGGAGGTTTATATGTTTTTCTTTTTATTTGATGAAGATAAACCTGGTACAGGTTCGTATACATCGCCTTTTGATTCTATAAAGCAACTTGATGATGAAGGTAATGAGTATTGGTATGCTAGGGATTTACAAAGATTATTAGAATATACTGAATACAGAAAATTTTTACCTGTTATAGCCAAAGCTAAAAAAGCATGTGAAAGCAGTGGTCATATAACTTCTGACCATTTCGCCGACGTGGGCGGAATGGTTGAAATCGGAAGTGGCGCAACAAGAAACGTCGATGATATTAAATTGACAAGATACGCCTGCTATTTAATCGCCATGAATGGCGACCCTCGCAAAGAGGTCATTGCTTTAGCACAAACCTATTTTGCTGTAAAAACTCACGAACAAGAAACCCTAGAGCGGTACGACAAAGATATAAAACGGCTGGAGGCTCGCGATCAATTAAAAGAGTCAGAAAAACGACTTTCACAAAATATATACGAGCGCGGAGTCGATAATAAAGGCTTTGCACGCATTCGCTCCAAAGGTGATACTGCATTATTTGGAGGGAATTCTACACAAGCTATGAAAGACAAACTTGGCGTCAGCCCTACACGTCCTCTAGCTGATTTTCTTCCCACTGTAACAATTGCAGCTAAAAATCTAGCAACAGAAATGACGAATCATAATGTTGAACAAAACGATATGTATGGAGAAGAGCCTATTACAGACGAACACGTACAGAATAATTCGACCATTCGTGAAATGCTAGCGGAACGCGGAATTAAACCAGAGGAACTGCCAGCAGAAAAAGACTTGAAGAAAGTCGAACGTAAAATTAATAAACATTTAAAGTCTATTGATAACAATCCACAAAATAAGAAATGACTTTAAAGGGAGAGTGTTATATTGGTTGTAAATTTGATTTACTGCGACTTGCCACATGCCAATGCTGTGTCAGAGGAATGTGAAGATGTAGATACTCATAACATCTACATAAACAAAAACCTCCCTCATGATCGCATGAGAGAGGAAATTAAACATGAATTAATGCATATTATTAATGATGATTTTTACTTAGATGAACACGTTAATCTAGTTGAGCAAATGGTCCGTCGAACATGTATTGATGATAACGAACTGGAGAGTATTAATTTTTATCATCACGTATTGTAATAGTTACTAAATTGTCATTTTTTTGTCCTTGACAATTAGAAAATTATAAATTTTTATTATGATTAATGTATTGTAATTTTCATAAAATATGCTATACTATGAGTAGTGAACTGATTTCAATGTTTAATCATTGGTCGCTAAGCCGCTGCTCTTCGGAGTGGCGGCGTTTTTTTTTTTAAGGGGATATTTTTGTTTTTATTAGAC